GCGCCACTTCACGGAAAAGTGATGCGCACATCCGATTACCAAAAGAGTTGGTTCGGACCACGGGTTTGTAGTTTATTCGATAGAAAAACCTCGAATGAGGCGGGCATGTATTGCTTTGCGACATGCCTCTTTAAGAGAGGAAAGAAAATAATGACAGATGGAAGGGTATGAATTGAATCAGGTAAAAAGGGTCTGTCAGAAGCTTTATTGTGGGTTGACACCAGAATACCAGAGCGCATGTGAGGGCGCACCTAGGAGACCGCCGAAGGAGAAGTCATCTCCAACTGCACGGAAGATCTCCAAGGAACAGCCAGCAAGCGTCGCTCCGGAAGCAGGACCTCCAGTTGGATTGGATGTGCCAGTAATGGTGACGGTGGGGAATGGGGTGTAAATCGATCGAGTGTTAGTCGGGTTGTTCTGTCCATAGTTAGTAGGGCAAAATGGTCCGGTAGCATGAAACGGAACTTCAAACTCAATCAAGCCTTCCTTGTCAGGGAAGACAATCATGCGAGACTCAGCCAAACCTGGTTGGTAGGCAAAGCCGGTCTTCTGTGTTGTAGTTGTTTGTGGGGGTAGATCGAAAAGGGGTTGGACGGGGCCTGTGCCAAGATTAGTAGAGGATCCGGTGGAAGTAATTTGCATAACAGGGGACCACGTCTCATAAGCAGGATTGATCATGTTATTGATGTAGACGTAGACTGGAAGTGCAGGGTTGTAAGCAGTAGTCGGGTAGGTGATAGCAATTTTGTATCTAATGGAGCCGCGAAAGAATGAAAAAAGAGGGTAGAGTTGTGAATATATGTCAGGGTACTGATAGATGTTCGTCTGAGGATTAGCGCCATTCACAAAAGTGTACTGGTTAAAGTAAGTGGGTGTTTGGGCGCCGCTAGCAGCAACGGTAATGGTACCATTCTGAGGGATCACGGGAGCCCAGGGAAAGATCACGACTCCATTACAGCTAGAGCCAGGTTGGGTAGCGGTTGCGGGATAGGTGGCACCAAGCGAAACGCGAGAAACAAGAGAGAAACGTTTAAGCATTTGTCGAAAGGACGAAACCACCTCCCCCATACAAGAAGCGTAAGGGAGGAGGCTCAAGTCGGATCGGTTTACCGCAGTGGAGTCAGGAGTGGTTGGAACAAGACAGGGTTTGCCAATTTGTGCTTGATCTCCGATTTGAGCGACGTTAGGAATAGCGTAAGGGGTGTAAGGAGAAAGAACTGGTGCGGCAAACTGCCCATCTTCAAGAGAAGCGAAGACAAGCACCTCGACGGAGGATGAAACCGCAGGCGCGTTCACTAGCTGGTTAATAACAGAAATTTGAACAACACCTGAAGCAGAATTGCGAGCATCGCCGGAAACAAGAGAAGTCTTAAGGTCGTAGTAAGTTTGAAGCCAGGGTCGGACGGAAACAAAGGGAACCTTGAAAGTGAAATCAGAACCAGAGGAAAGGTCTACTTCTTCAGTGTAAGCGAAAGCAGGCATATCTTGAATGGTGGTGTTGTCAGCATAGACATAAGGTCGAAAGGAGATGCGAAGGCGGCCGGAATGGAACTGAGTCTTAACAATATGAAATCTGTAGACCATAGTCCCACGCCAAGTGGAGAAGAGGGAAGCGACACGAGCGCAAAGAGGCATACTCGTAGAGCGAGCATAAGCACCAATAACCTGGGTATTAGGTTGTTGAGCCCAGAGGGGTGATACAGCTTGAAGAAAGATTGAAGTGTCAGCAGCTTGACCGACAGTCCAGTTGAAGGCTGTCATGAAACACGGTCGAGAAGCGATGTAATCGAGCCGCATCTCATCAATGTCGGTGCCAGCCCACCCGGAGAACTGAGTCAAAGCGTTTTCAGCAGATAGAGCAAGTTTGTGAGTAGTATCAGAGCCGTCATGGTTAAGAAAGTATTGAGTTGGAGCTTGCTTGACTCGAGTCACTGGAGCTTCGATGGCGGGTTTTGAAAAGCCAAGATTCTTTAAAATCTTCTCAGCACCGTTAGAGAGGGAAGCAATTGGAGAAGAAAGCCAACCCAACCCCACCCAAGGAAGAACTGAAGAAACTGCCCTACCCACAGAACCCACAGTGTCAGAGATAGTACCACGGGATTCCATAGCGGAGAGTTCAGTTCCCATTTGAGCAAAGTTGGTGGTAAGTGGAGCATCAGTGGGAAAGCGCAAATCGATATCTTCAAATTTAGCCCAGATAGTATAGGAAACTGAAGAATCAATAAGAGATGAAACAGGGGAAAGGACCGATATAACTACATTACCAAAAGAGCCTTGGCCAGTAGGAAGATTGAAGAAAAGGTAGGGGGAAATGTACGGAGTGCAGAATTCCATGGAGGTTGTGTTAGCCAAATTCATGACAACATGTGGGCAACCGGAGGCGGCGACAGTGTCAGTAGTGGTGCCAGTGGAATACCATTGAGCGTGGGACTGCATATATTCGGAATAAGGAACGTAATGGAGCATAAGAGCGCCAGCTTGGAAGGGTTGAGAATTAACCTCAATACGGACGCGCACTTTGGCTTTAAGACCAACAAACCCCTGCAGTTTATTGATGTTTTGAGTCACTGCATAGGGGTTAGATCCGCGAACATTAAAGAGGTCTCTTGGAAAGGTAAGGCTAGAAAGGACAGAACCACGGGGTCTAGAAGAGGCCCACGTGCTTTGAGCAACGATTACATAACGGGACAGAAAATCGGAGATAGAATGAGTTCGCTGTTCGCCAATGTCGTCATAGAGAAGAGAAGGAAGGTCGCGGGGGGAGGCAGAGTAATTATCTTTTGCGGATGTTCCATCATCACGAAGGGTGATGGTATCGGAGACGTTCGGGGTCGTGTTTAAAAGGACATCAGGGTTTGCATTAAAGTTTTGTTCGGCAAGCGGGTTATTGAAGGCTGTAGTTCGCTTAAACTAGCAGCCCGACTGACGGTCTCCTGGATATTGAGGGAATGCCTCAGGCGATCCTGGAGGGTAAGGCTGAATAGCCACGCCTCGTCCTTCTGCAGCAGTACTTGGGGCCTTAAGAACGTCAGAATTTTGTCGGTCCGTAGTAAGATCACACTGAAGGGAGAGAATTTGGGGGGGGGAAGAGCGGGGAAGGTCACCGGTCATGATTTTCGTCAAGTAATCCATTAGACTAAGCTGTGTGAAGCCAGTCAAGCCATAGTCAATGGCAGCCTTGACGACACGACGGGACTCACGGTCATAAACTTCTTTACCATGCACTGCGAGTTCTTGAAGAACAGTAGTGATGGTATCAGCTTCCTCGGGTTGAGCACCTAATTTCCTAAACTTAGTCCAATTGAGAATTTCGAGTCGTGTTTCAATGGGGGCGGGACAGGTGTAGATGGGAAGCATTCCATATCCGGTGTCAATTTTCTTGAAGAAACGCTTCAAGAAAGAGACCTCATCTATGGAGCGGTGGGAGTCGTAGATCTCTGTCTTTTGGGCGGTGGTATATGTCATTCCAAATTTGGCAAGGCATCTAACGAGGGTGTGCATGTTGAACCAGTCAATGATGAGAGGACTGATTGAGAGGAGATTGTCGTCTCCATATGTAACAATACGCACATTCTCATTAAATGATTGCATGTTGGCAAGCTCAAGGTGTCCATGTTCGCGGGCGAGAATGATGTAAGCACACCGGAAAACAATGAGGCCATAGGTAGAGTTGGCCTCAGCAGTGGCAGGCATCCCCGATGGAAGCGAATGAGTGCATTGATACACCGCGCCTTGGTTATAGCGAGTGGCGTAACAAGCTGGATGCCAGATGTTGTAGCGTGTCTCAGTGTGCTCATCATCATAGAAAGAATCAAAAATTCGAAAGACTGCCCACATAATTTGGTCGAGTAGGGTGCCATCATAGTTCTTGAAGTCCCCGTCGATGAGAAGAGGGGACACTGAAAGGAGATGTAGAGCAAGAAAGTGCCATTCAGAACTCCAAACATTTAACCCAATACCAATACCGTTGAGGATCCTGTTGTGCCGAATGTGGGCCATAACTGAAAGAAAGTACATCCTGAAGAGGATGTTGTAGTGCATGGGTCCATTTGAAATGACTCGAGTCCTAGCAATGTCGACCTTTTCGTGAGGAAGTCGTTCATCCTTAAGGGTATCAATCCAGAGGATGTCAGTAGGTCTGCTATTTCTGCAGTCGTCTTCAAGTAGGGTGATATCGTCAATGAGTTGTTTAGCTTGAGGTGTTTCGAGATCCCATTCGTCACCTTTACCTAGCCAATAGGTTTTACCCTTGAAGCCAGGAGGACGTGTTTGTTGGGTGTATGGGAAGCCAGCTGATGTTGTACGATTGATGGGAGCAAACAATTCATCATTTGGGATGCCTTTGATTGCCTCTTCGATAGTCAAGATGCGAGGTTCTGGGCCGTCGGGTCGGAGTTGTGAGTGAATGAGGTTACGGACATCTATCTCAGCGCTTTCAAGAATGTTAGGGTCAATGAGTCCGCAATTTACGCCCGCTTTCTTGGCTCCTTCAAGCAAGGGGTCCTTGATGAATGTTTGTCCATCTATGGTAACCTCTTTGGGGCGGAGCACAGCGGGGCGGGTGATGGGTTCCTGAATGACACCATGAAGCGTCGATTTAACAATACTGGTCTTGGTCGATTGGGCTATCTTAGTTGGAAGATCGCCTAGATGTAAGAGGGCACACTTGAATGGGTCTTCAGATGGTTTAAGGTTGGTGAATCCATGTCCGCACTGAGCCGTTGATGGAAGTAGCTCTATACAAGCACGGAGTTCTTCACGGCTGATGACTTGGGCATGATTTCGACCACTTTTGTTGCCTGAAATGTGGACAGCAAAGATACGTCCTGTCACAGCATCTGAGTTTACACTCAGGATCTTACCACAATCACCGACTTTCGTAGGTATTTTATGGACCGCAACGCGAGATGTTCGGATAACTTGACCATCAAGTGCATAGCTGTGGACATCACTCTCTGGGAGAAGAGAACATTGTCCCCCATGTGATGTAGGAACTGGGGAATTGGATTCCATATCGATACCTGATAGAATGGCATCAAAAGATCTGTCCATCATCTTTGCCAAATCCTCTTGGGTGACGAAGTGATTGATTACATCGCGCCCTCTATGTATTTCTTTGATAGCAAACACACAGATATCGCGAGGCAACCCATCAGTATCGGTCAAGTTGACGGCAGGGCCATCAATCCATGTTGCGTAGGGACGAGTAAGGACGACGGATGTGTTTGCGTGGTTAACCATAACTATTTCTGAAGGAGGGTTGGCCTTGAAACGGAGAAGGAAATGATTAGGCATAAGGTAGACTTGACCCACGACGTTAGTGATGGTTCCACACTCAGTGCGGGATCCGTTCGGATAGACAGCTGTAAGGTGGTACTGCTGTCGCCTAACTTTGGCTATAACGTCGAGCTGGCCAAAGCTTTGACCCATTTCAGCTGAGCTTACGAGTGTCGGTTTAGCATTAGTCGCGGTCCGGGGTTGTGGTCTAACTCGAGGTTGGTGATTACGGGTATCGCTTTCTGCGGTATTTATCTCATCCTCTTTACCAAGACGACGCTGGGAAAGAAGTTCGTCATAGATCTTAGTGCGGAGCCGTTCTTCCTCAAGTTGCTTGTTCTTATCACTAGCCCAACGATCGAGGAGAAAGAGGGTCGTGCTAAAGGCAAACCATGCGGTCTTAGGGTACGTCTTGAGAGAATTGAACACTTTACGGAAGACGAGTTTTAAC